AGACATCCGAAACCAATGTTAAAATTAACAGACATCCGAAACCAATGTTAAAATTAACAGGTACCCAAAAACCAAATGTAACATTAACCCAAGCCTTTGATCCGTCACATTATTCCTGCTAAAAACGCCCCGACGCTTGGTTGGAGTATACCCATGGCAGAGTGCTTGCGGTGTAGTGTTGCCTATGCGCAACGAAACTCGCTCCACAGATATTGCTCACGACGATGTAGAGATAAGGCGCTGCATGGTGTGGAGTACCAACGAGCGTGGGTAAGCGGTAACTGGCAACGATATCTCAACCGCTTGGTAAAGACAGGGCAGTCCCGCAAGGGCTTATCGACCCAAGACCTGCTGGATATTCTCGAAGAACAAGGCGGGCGCTGCGCACTCAGCGGCGTCAAGATGACCAACATACTCGTTGAAGGCCGCAGGGTCTGGACGAATGCCAGCGTGGACCGGATAATCTCTGGCGGTCCCTACATCAAAAGCAACATCCAATTGGTATGTGCGGCGGTCAATAACTTCCGCTCACAGATGTCAATCGAGGAGTACCGTGAATGGTGCCGCCTCGTCGCGCGGTTCCGTGGTCTACCGAAGAGGAAATGATATGCACCCGCTTTGCCCAACTGTCGTTGTCTGGAACGATATCTTCGATGAAGGCTCCGAGTGGATACACCCCGGTGCGCCAGATATTTTACCGATCAAGGTCCGCTCTACTGGATATCTTCTACAGAGCACAGAGGACTTTGTTGTGATCGCCCGCGACTACTACGACCATGATGAGCGGCGCGTGTATGGTGGCCGGATGGTAATTCCAAGAGGTTGCATTGACAGTATAACCTGTATTGACCTATAGATATGGTATGTTCTCACCAGTTGACTACACCAAGTGGACCGACCGGCTGTGCTTTGACATCGCGCTGCGCCTAGAAGGTAGCGGCGAGGACCTGCCGGAAATCCTCTCTCGTCACAGCATTACACCCGTGGAACTCGCGGAGTTCTCGAAGGACCCGGTCTTCGACAAAAAGGTCAGGCACTACCGGGACGAAATCCGCGAGAAGGGCATCACCTTCCGGCTCAAAGCCCGCGCACAGGCAGAAGAGCTTCTCACAACCTCATGGACACTGATCCACCACCCGGATGTCAGTGCAGCCGTCAAGGCCGACCTCATCAAGTCCACCGTCAAGTGGGCTGGCCTCGAAGTCAAGGGTGACGCACCCGAGAGCGCAGGTGGTGTTTCGATCACGATCAACCTTGGTGGTGAGAAGCAGGAGATGAAGCTTGTCGAACATGAGCCTGCCGAGTGAACTGACGTTCGCCACGGCGAACGAAGCAAAGGCGATGGAAGACGAGTTACGCGCCGAAGGCGCTTCGTTCCGTACACGGATCGTAAAGACCCGCAAGCGCGGATTGGAATATAGGATAAGTCTGCTCAATGGGCCTTGATATCAACTATACGCCGCCTGCCACCGGCAAGAAGTTCATGGCGTCAGACGCCAAGATGCGTGTGCTTCTGGGACCTGTCGGCTCGGGCAAGAGCGTCACCTCCTCCTTTGAAGTCGTGCGGCGTGCGTCCATGCAGGCTCCGAACGTGCAGGGCATACGTAAGACCCGTGCGGCAGTCGTCCGCGAAACGGCACGGCAGTTGCAGGATACGACCATCAAGACGTGGCTCGACTGGTTCCCTCCGGGGGTGTGCGGCGAGTATATGCGCACGACGAAAACTTACTTCTTCAAGGTGGGCAACGTCGAGTGCGAGATCATGTTCCGTGCTCTCGATGATGCTGACGACGTGGCGAACCTGAACTCCCTTGAGTTGACCTTCGCGTGGTTCAACGAGTGCCGGGACATCCACCCTGACATTGTCGATGCGATGTCCAAACGTATTGGCCGTTTCCCGTCCAAGAAGGATGGCGGGCCAACGTGGCACGGGATGTGGGGCGATACCAACCCGCCGACCATGGACACATGGTGGTACTACCAGATGGAAGGGCTTGACCCCAAGGATGGCGTGTCGGCCAACAACAACGGCTGGGCAGTGTTCAAGCAGCCGTCAGGCCGCAGTCCGTACGCAGAGAACATCGAGAACCTCCCCGAAGGGTACTACGACACACAAGGCCGCAGCGATGAATACATCCGGGTCTACATCGACGGTGAGTACGGGCTTAGCTCGGCGGGTATGCCGGTCTATAAGTACTTCCGCCCTGATTATCACATGGCCTCTGAGCGTCTTCGTCATATTGCCAATGGCATTCGCCCTGTCGTTGTGGGTATGGATTTGGGTCTTACGCCTGCTGCTGTCATCGGGCAGCAGGACCCGCGCGGGCGGGCGCTCGTATTCGCGGAAGCGGTCAGCTTCGACATGGGGGTCCAACGCTTCGTCCGGCAGGTCCTCAAGCCACTCATCTACGAACGCTTCCCCGGCGCACCCATCCTCGTCGTCACCGACCCTGCCGGTATCCAGCGGGCGCAGACGGACGAAAGGTCGGCAGTGGACATCATCAAAGCCGAGGGGCTGAAGGTCATCCCGGCGCGGACCAACTCGATCTCGGCACGCATCAACGCGGTGGACGACTACCTGATGCGTCAAGTGGACGGTGATCCCGCATTCCTCGTGGACCCCGGATGCACACAACTTAAAGCTGCTATGATGGGCGGATATAGGTATAAGCCCAAAGGGGATAGTGATATTGATAAGAACAAGCACAGCCATGTGGCTGAGGCCCTTCAATACTTGATGTTACACATCGCCACGGCGGGCGAGGGCATGGCCCTCCAACAGAAACGCGACATCAGGGTCCTTGCAGCCGCAGGCTGGACGTAGTAGGCTCCGCCCCGGTTTCCTCCCATGGAACCAACCCCTGTGACTTGGCCCTCTGCACCCAGCAGGGGGCCTTTTCTTTTGGGTATTGCAACCACAGTAGCTTTGCTTTACAACTACGAAACATGGCTGCTGGATTAAGCATACTCCGTGTAGTATCTAACGATGAACTCGCCCGTCAGGAGCGAGAGCAAATCGACCGTGAGCTTCAGGCACGGCAGAACAGTTCACTCATGCTTGGCATCGTGGACTATCTGCGCGAGTGCTGGGACGCTGCGAGGATTTCCAAGAAGCCCATCGAAGATATCATGCTCACCGCCATGCGTCAGCGCAACGGCGAGTACGAACCGGAGAAGCTTGCAGCCATCAAGCAGCAGGGCGGCTCCGAAGTCTTCATGATGATCACGGAAGTGAAGTGCCGCGCCGCCGAAAGCTGGCTGCGTGATATCCTGCTGGATACAGGCACGCCGCCGTGGGACATCAGCCCTACGCCAATCCCTGAACTGTCACCTGCGCAGGTACAGGAAATCAAGGCGGCGTTTGCCGACATGGTCGCACGCTTGCTTCAGGAAGAACTCCGCGCTATGACGCCGTCCGAAGTGGCGGAAGCGAAGGAAGCCATCTCGCAAGAGTATCGCTTCAAGATGTTGCAGGCAGCGCAGAACCGCGCTGACAAGATGAAGCACAAGATTTCCGATCAGTTCGCAGAGGGCGGCTGGGCTGAGAGCTTCAACGACTTTATCACCGACCTCGTTACCTACCCCGCAGCCATCGTCAAAGGTCCGGTTGTGCGCCGTCAGCGCACCCTTGGGTGGCAGCAGGACGCCTCTGGGCGCACGATAGCCGTTCCAGTGGACAAGATCGCGCCGGAATACGAGCGCGTTGACCCGTTCTATTTCTACCCGGAGCCGGGGATTTCCCGCATTCAGGATGGGTATTGCTTCCAGCATCACCCCTTGACCCGCACAATGCTGGCCGATCTGATCGGGATGCCCGGTTATGATGATCAGGCCGTTCGCAAATTGCTCGAAGAGGGTAACGGAAGCTCGTGGATCAACCAAGATATCGAGTTGATCAAGGACGAGGAGGAGCGCAAGTACCACACGGAGATGCGCCCGACCCAGATTTTCGACGCACTTGAGTTCTGGGGCAAGGTTTCCGGCCAGATGCTCCGCGAGTGGGGCATGTCGGAGGACGAAGTACCCGACGCAGCCCTTGAATACGATGCGAATGTGTGGGTTTGCGGCAATTACGTACTGAAAGCGGTCCTCAACTACGACCCGCTGGGCGAAAAACCCTACGCGAAGACCTCGTTTATCAAGTGTCCGGGTGCATTTTGGGGTAAGGGTATCCCCGAAATCATCGAAGACCTCCAGAATGTCTGCAACGCAGCGGCCCGCGCCCTCGTCAACAACATGGGTATCTCGTCTGGACCCCAAGTTGAGGTCAATCTGGAGCGTATCCCGGCCAACGAGGACATCACCCAGATTTATCCGTGGAAAATCTGGCAGGTTACCAACGATCCGACCGGGTCTAGCGCCCCGGCAGTGCGTTTCACGCAGCCGGAAGCCAATGCGACCATGCTTATGGGCGTCTATGAGCGGTTTTCGCGCCTTGCCGACGAGCATTCTGGCATCCCGGCCTACCTTTATGGCGATCTGAACGTCCAAGGCGCTGGCCGTACGTCCTCTGGCCTCTCCATGCTCATGGGAAGCGCCGGTAAGGGCATCCGTCAGGTGGTCATGCACATCGATAGCGATGTGATCAAGCCGATTGTGGAGCGCCAGTACGTCTACAATATGCGTTACGACGACGATGAGAGCATCAAGGGTGATCTTCAGATCATGCCGCGCGGTGCGATCAACCTCGCCAACCGCGAGACGATGAATGTACGCAGGATCGAGTTCCTGAACGCGACCGCCAATCAGGCAGACATGGAGATCATGGGTCCTGAAGGCCGCGCCGCGCTGCTGCGCGAGGTCGCCAAGAGCTTGCAAATGCCGACAGAAGATATTATACCTTCGCGCGAGACGACTGCCCTTATGCAGCGTCCGTCGAAGGGACAGCCGCCGCAGGGCGGCGGTAAACCGACTCCGACACAGCCTGACGGTTCTCCCAAAGGGGGGCAGCAGGCCAACGTCGTTACAAGTAATGCGTCTGGAGGGGCACCGTGATCCGCCCCACTGACGAGGTTGTGAAGGCCATGGCCCTCATTGTGAGGCAGTACCCGCAGGTACTGACCTTTCTCAAGGAGTGGAAGGCCCACGAACTCGAACAGCTTCCATTCGCTTCAGGTGCTTCGGCAGTGTCACAGGGGCGCTGCCAAGTATTAGCCGAACTCGTGAAGTTGGCTACAAATTCCCCTGATTTGGCGGCAAAGCAGCCACGCTCGCCGACCAACCCTACGCATACCGGATAGGAGCGTATTAAATGGCAATGCCTGAACAAATTCGTAAGCAGATTGAAGCCGCAGATGAGCAGTTAAAGAAGCTGTCTGGTGAGACGGGGGCTGATGAGGCCAATCCGTCCGCTGACGAGACCGTTTCCGACGCTTCCACGTCTCAGGCTGACGATGCTGGGAAGACAGTTCAACCTTCTGGAGCCTCTGAGCAAGGCACCAAGGAAGATCCGAACTCTGACACGTATGCCCAGCGTTGGCGTACGCTTCAGGGGCAGTTTAACGCAGAAGTACCGCGACTGCGGGGCGCAAACAAGGATTTGCAGGCCCGTGTCGCCCAGTTGGAGAACCTTCTTTCGACAATCAACAGTGCTCCACCCGTCGCTGCGCAGGCAGCACCGCAGTCCGCGCAGAAGTTCGTGACTGACGACGACGTGGCCGAGTACGGCGAGTCGATTGATATGATGCGCAAGGTCACCCGTGAGGAGGTTGGCTCTATGCTGGGTAAGATTGCCCAGTTGGAGAGCACCATCCAGCACCTTACGAATAACGTGGCAGGTACAGTAATTCCGCAGGTTCAGCGTGTTGCACAGCAGCAGGCTGCGTCTACGGAAGAGCGGTTCTGGTCTAACCTCGCGCAGCGTGTGCCCAATTGGCAGCAGATCAACAACGATCAGGACTTCCAGTCTTGGCTGTTGGAGGTTGATCCGCTGACGAATACTTCGCGTCAGACCCATCTGGAGATCGCCCAGCGTGATCTGGATGCGAACCGTGTCGTTGCATTCTTCAATGCCTTCACGTCGGCGTCTGGCAAGTTTGCGCCACAAGCGAATGCTCAACCTAATCGGTCTGCTTCAGAGTTGGAGCGGCAGATTGCCCCCGGTCGCGCACGCGGCTCTTCGGGTGCCTCTGCTGGTCAGACCGCGAAAACCTATACTCCGCAGGATATCACGAAGTTCTTCAACGACGTGCGGTCTGGCAAGTACAAGGGTCGTGAAACTGAGCGTGACCGTGTTGAACGCGACATCTTCGCAGCACAGCGGGATGGACGCATCATGCAAGCAAGCTAAATCTAGGAGACTACCATGTCTTTCCCCGTCGCCTCTGGTCGCCCGAATTACTCGGGCAACTTCATTCCCGAAATCTGGTCGGGCAAGCTGATCCAGAACTTCTACGACGCCACCGTTCTGTCGGCTATCTCTAACACCGACTACGAGGGTGAAATCCGCCGCATGGGTGATACCGTGAACATCCGCACCACGCCGGAAATCACGATCAAGACCTATGTGAAGGGTCAGACCCTCTCGGTCGAGAACCCGGACAAGCCGAAAATCCAGCTTTCCATCGACAAGGGCGAGTACTTCGCCTGCATCGAGGACGACGTGGACAAGGTTCAGTCGGACATCAACCTGATGGATACTTGGTCTAAGGACGCCTCTGAGCGTATGAAGATCAAGATCGATCAGCGCGTGCTGTCTGATATCCTTCCCGGCATTGCTGCTGCCAACAAGGGTCTGACCGCTGGTCGCATCTCCGGCAACTTCGACCTTGGCACCACCGGCACCCCGGAAGCCATCACCTCGTCCACCATCCTTGCCTACATTGTTGATATGGGTACGGTGCTGGACGAGGCTAACTGCCCGGAAGGTAATCGCTTCATTGTTCTCCCGGCTAAGGCTATCGGGATGCTCAAGAAGTCTGACCTTAAGGACGCCTCTATCACTGGCGACGGCACGTCCATCCTTCGTAATGGGCGCGTTGGCATGATCGACCGCTTCACGGTCTACATGAGCCATAACCTGCTCACCAGCGGCTCCGGTGCTTCTAAGCAGTTCAACGTCATCGCCGGTCACAAGATGGGCTTCACGTTCGCCTCTCAGATGACTGAGATGGAGACGATCCGTTCGGAGAGCACCTTCGGTAACATCGTGCGCGGTCTTCAGGTTTACGGCTATCAGGTCGTGAAGCCGGAAGCTCTGGCACATGGCGTTATCACGCTCTAATCAGTGGGGGCCTAGCGCCCCCATTCATCCAACTGCTCTGAGGAGATAACTCCATGGCTACCTACACCGACTCCCTTGGCTTCGACAAGGGTTCTACTGGCTTTCACGTTGCGGGTCTGAACAAGATCAGCCGCGTAGAAGTTGTTCTCGACTTTGCCAAGATCACCGCCGCCCGCGCCGCTGCTTCTGCGACGGCGCTCACCTCCGGTGATATCATCGAGGCTATCCCGCTCCCGGCTAAGTGCCTCGTCATGGCCGTTGGCCTCGACGTGACGACCGCTGAAGGCGGTACGCTCACGATTGACGTGGGTGATGGCTCCGATACGGATGGCTTCCTTGACGGTGTCAATGCCAACACCGTGGCCTCGTATCAGTCGGGCAACAACCTGACCGTTACGGCTGGTACGCCCAACGCAGTCGCTGGCACGCCCTACGCCTACGCTCTCGGCAAGTACTATTCCGCTGCCGACACCATCGACGTGGTGATCGTCAACGCTGCCGATGTGGCAGTGATGCGCCTCTGGGCGCTGGTGGTGGATTGCGCGTAATCCGATAGGGGGCTTCGGCCCCCTATCCTTTTATATTTTCGGAGGATAGTATGGCGAACGTAGTAGCTAATCATATCGAAGCAACCGGCACCCTAGTCTCCGGTCGGCGTAATATGCGCGGATATCAGATAATCGGCGGCGGCACTGCCGGTGACATAATCTTCCGCGATGGCGGCGCTTCCGGTGCCGTCAAGCTACAGTTTAATATCAGCACGGGAATACAGCCGGTTCAGTTGACCCTCCCTGCTGATGGCATCTTGTTTGTCACTGATATCCACGTCACACTACCGACCAGTGCAAAAGCCACAGTATTTACTGAGGCCGTGTAGTCATGGCGAAAACCCCAGCATGGCAGCGCAAGGAAGGTAAGAACCCCAAGGGCGGTCTGAATGCCAAGGGGCGGGCTTCCTACAACGCAGCAAACCCCGACAAGCCGGGGCTTAAGGCTCCGCAGCCTGAAGGCGGATCACGCCGTGACAGCTTCTGTGCCCGTATGAAGGGCATGAAGAAGAAGCTTACCTCGGCCAAGACAGCCAACGATCCGAACTCTCGTATTAACAAGTCCCTGAGAGCGTGGAACTGCTGATGAAGACCAAGGCCCAGAAGAAAGTCTCCAAGGTGATGCGCGAGTTCAAGGCGGGCACACTCCACAGCGGCGTTGATCCGAAGGGGCCGAAGAAGGCACCCGTGGTCAAGAACCGCAAGCAGGCCATTGCCATCGCGCTGAGCGAGGCCGGTAGGAGCAAGAAGCGGTGAAGAAGTCCAAGGTTAACGAGGCCGGGAACTACACCAAGCCAAGCCTCCGTAAGCGTCTGTTCAACGAGATCAAGGGCGCAGCGGTGCAGGGTACAGCAGCCGGTCAGTGGTCGGCCCGCAAGGCTCAGCTTCTGGCAAAGAAGTATAAGGCAGCAGGCGGGGGCTACACGTCGTGAAGGCCCCACAGAAATCCCTCAAGGACTGGACCGCCCAGAAATGGCGTACCAAGTCCGGTAAGCCGTCCTCCAAGACCGGAGAAAGATATTTACCGGAAGCGGCGATTAAGGCATTATCCTCCGCAGAATACGCGGCGACAACCGCAGCGAAGCGCAAGGGTATGAAGAGCGGCAAGCAGTTTGTGCAGCAGCCAGACAAGATTGCCAAGAAGACAGCGAAGTACAGATAGGAGCCTACCATGGCAAAGAAGCCGATGATGAAGTTCACCCCCTGCTCCAAGTGCCCGTCGCCCGCCAAGTGCAAGGCCGCTGGCAAGTGCATGATGAAGGGCAAGAAGTGATATGAATAAGTTTCTCCGCAACAAGAACGATGGCTTTATCTACCCGTGGAATGAGTACCTCGCGGCAAATCCTCTCTGTGAGGAAGTGACCGAAGAGCAGGCGTTCCCCGAGAAGTTCGAGCCGAAGGCGGCGAAGGGCCGTAAGCCCAAGGTCAGCCTGACTACGGACGACATTCCCGAACCGCCGCAGGATGACCTGCTGGCAGACCTCAACGACGAACTGACGCGGAAGACGAAGGTATGATCCTTTCCGACGTAATTACAGAGGCCCGGAAGTTGCTTCAGGATACGAGTTCTGAGGCAAGCCTTCGGCGTTTCACGGATGAGGTACTCTTGGGGTTTGCCAACCAGACCTTGAAGCGCATTGCCCTGATCCGCCCGGACCTCTTTTCTTACGTCGGAACCATTACCTGCACGGCTGGCGAGGTTCTCCAGTCCGCACCTTCCGACTCTATCCGCCTCATGGAAGTCTTCCGTGTGCAGGGTGGCAGCGCCGTGCGCGAGACCAACCGGCAGACCATCGATCAGACTTACCCCGGCTGGGTGGACGCCACCGCTGGCGCTACGGTCAACTGGATGCGGCACCCCCGTAACCCGAACAAGTTCTTCATCTACCCGAAGGCTCCTGCTGCGCAGGTCCTGATTGGTGAATATGCCAAGGCCCCGCCTGATTACGCCAGCGGAACGACGGTTGAGCTTCTACCCGACGCCTACTTCACCACGGTGGTGGACGGTACGGTATTTTTGGCCGAGAGCATCGACAACGAGCATGTGACCAACGGGCGGGCCAAGATGTTCTTCGACAGCTTCACCGCCAGCCTCGATACCAACTACAAGACGCGACTCTTCACCGATCTTGATAGCGGTGGTCTGGACAAGAGGGACCTGCCCTGATGGCTACGCGCACGTTTATCTCACTCGAAAACAAGCTGGCAGCGAACGTGCCGGGGTGCCCACGCCCTACGATTGAGCAGTTTGTGCGCGATATCGCTATTGAAGTCTGCGAGAAGACGCTCGTCTGGCGCTACGAGCAGGATATCATCCCTCTGACTGCTGGGGTCTACGAGTACGACTACGAGGTTCCGACCGACAGTGAAGTTGTTGCGGTGATCCACGCTGCACTGCTTGGGGATAATATCTTTAAGGAAACACTTAGGCCGGTCTCGCAAGAAGACCTGCATCGGCTGTATCCCGACTGGCCTTCAACCGATGTTGGTCGGCGCAGTTCGCCGCGTGTTCTCAGCCAGTTCGATCCCGATCACTTCGTGGTCGCACCGGTTCCAGACACCGCACAGGTGTATTCGATCAAGATGTTCTTGGCTCTGCGTCCTACGCCGTCAGCTACGACGATGGATAAGACTGCCATGGATGAGGTCGAGCAGTTGATAACCCACGGCGTACTGCAACATCTGCATACTATACCTGATAAGTCATGGACAGATTACGGTGTTGCGTCCTACCACGCAAAGCAGTACACGTACAAGACAGCGGCCCGCCGCGCGAAGGCCAATCTGGGTGTTGCGCGGGCCTCCCTTACGGCGCAGATGCGCCCGCTTGAATAGGTGGCATGATGGCTGACGTTATCAAGGTTGTTCAGGGTGATACGAAGCCGCTGATCTCGCTGACGCTCACCGATGATGCGACCGGAGACCCATTCGATCTTTCTGCTGCTACAACGACTGTTAGCATTAACTTCCGTGCAGCCGGTTCGACAGCTACGCCGCAGGTCATTTCTTGTGTCAAGACGGACGCCGCGAACGGCGAAGTGCAGTTTGACTTTTCCGGCGACATCCTCAACGTAGACCCCGGACTGTATGAAGGTGAAATTGTCGTTAGCCTCGACGGTGCGACACACACTGTCTATGACGTTCTTAAATTCCGCGTTCGCGCAGACTTCTAGGTAGGAGATAGTCGTGGCACTTAAGTATTCAGTTACGGTGAGGAACGCGCAGCTTGATGCGTTCGAGACCGCTTGCGGTGTGTCCGCTATTCTCAGGATCAGGACCGGTGCGGCTCCCGCTAACTGCGCTGCGGCAGATACTGGCACAGTTCTGGCAACCTTGAACTTGCCATCCGATTGGATGGCTGCGGCTGCATCAGGTATTAAATCCAAGAGCGGTACGTGGGAAGACGTGTCTGCTGACGCGACCGGCACTGCCGGTCATTTCCGCCTCTACGCTTCGGACGGCACTACAGTACATGCGCAGGGTGAGATTACGGCAACCGGCCTCGGCGGTGATCTTACGCTCATCAACACGAGCATCGCTGTAGGTCAGACCGTGACGATCACCGGCTTCACGTTGACCGCCGGTAACGCATAAGGGTAGTTCACCATGCCAGACGTTTTCAACCGCGCGAGGATGACGACTGCGACGACGGGTGCGGGCACAATCACGCTCGGCTCCGCTGTCTCTGGACATCAGTCGTTTGCCGCAGCAGGTGTGACCAATGGCACCGTGGTGCATTACACCATCGAAGACGGAGCGGCTTGGGAGATTGGTACAGGCACTTATACGGCAACAGGCACTACGCTTTCCCGCACCCTAGTACAAAGTTCGACAGGTTCCCTTCTTAGCCTCACGGGCAATGCACAGATTTTCATTACAGCACCGCAGTCTGCGATTAGGAACCTTGATGCAGTAGACCCACCCGTTGCACGTACCAACCTTGGCCTCGGCACGGGGAACAGTCCGTCCTTTGCAGGGGTTACTACGACGGGCACTAACGGTGTCACCACCGCTGTGGAACTAGACTACAACTATGCAGCCGCGTCTCTCCCGGTCAACGCGCCAGCACTTGATCTGAACTTTGCTGGCTCAGAGACCGTTGATAGCCGCGTGACGTTTACGCGCTCTACTACAGCAACCTTCATAGGGCAAAACGGCCTTCTCCAGTCTGCCGCCATAAATGTTCCAAGAATAGAGTTCAGTCCGACAACGCTGGAATGTCTTGGCTTGCTGATTGAGGAAACAAGAACAAACATAATTTTGCAGTCAAACACTCCGACTGTCGCCTCGTGGATATTCTCAAACACAACAGGAACCGCCAATACAACGGAGGTCCCTGACCCCGCAGGAACCAATACATCTACAAAACTGGTGTCTAATGCGTCTAGCGGCGCTTTGTTACAAGCTGTTACATCAACTGCCGTTGCCCATGCAGCGTCTGTGTGGCTTCGCACGGCCAGCGGAACGCTTTCAATTCAGTTGGCCCTATACAGGGCCTCACCCTTCGCTGTCGTAACCGCAACGACAGTTACGGTCACATCAACATGGCAAAGGTTTATTATTACTGGCACATTCCTTGACACAACGGCTCATAATTTCCAGTACGGAACGGGCACCAGTGCAACCATTTATAGTTACGGCGCACAGGTTGAGGTTGGACCTTTTGCTACATCCTACATCCCCACGACCACTGTTCCAGTGAACCGGGGTGCTGATATAGCGAGCGTGGCAACGAGCCAGTTCCCGTACTTAGCAACAGAAGGCTCGGTGGTTGCATCTGCCGACTATATTGGGCAAAGCGCAGGCGTCTCCTACTTTGCAGCTTTTGACGACGGCACTACAAATAACTTTATGGGTGTTCGCCGCAATCCGGGGGGTGATCCTTCTTTAATAAGCGCAGTGAGCGGAGTTAACCAAGTTGCTCTTACAAGTGCAGTTGTGGCCAACAACACTGCGTTCAAAAGCTCATTTGCTTACAAACTGAATGACTACGCCTTGACGCTAAATGGCTCCTTATCAGGGACGGATACTTCAGCAACTGTTCCAAGTGTATCTAGGCTTAGTTTGGGAAATATTGCTAATATTCTTCAGATGAGCGGCCATATCCGCCAAATCACTTACTTCCCGCGCCGCCTAAGCAATGCGGAGCTTCAGGCGGTATCAACGCTATGACCCTTCGCATTGGGTTTGACATCACGAACTTGGATAGGGTGAAATGGTAAAGCTGGTCGGAACGGGCAGGAACCAAGTTCCAACAAACAACATGCTTGGCAACATGGCCTTCCAGAATAAGGAGGGTGCAAGCGTTGACCTGTTGGGGCTTGCTGCTGGTACAGCGGCGGCACCTTCACTCATCTACACGGGTGATCCCAATACAGGAATGTGGTTCCCGGCGGCTGATACGGTCGCTTGGTCAACGTCCGGCGTTGAGCGCGTGCGAATTGACCTCAATGGCAATTTCGGCATTGGAACCTCTTCACCAGAGCAATTGCTCTCTATTGTAAGCTCTGCGGTGTTTCAGCCGCAGGTTCTAGTTAGCGCCACAGCAAGCAACGCCTTTGGTCCTTATTGGAATTCAAGAAAACTCAGGGGAGCATCACCTGCTAGTGCGGCTGACGCCCTTGGGACATTTATATTTCAAAGTACAGACACTGGCGGAACGGTCAGAAACGCAGCCATTCTTAGCTCTGTTTCGCAAGGCGCAGGTGCAACGTGGCACTCTGGATATTTTGTGTTTCAAACTTTTGACACATCTGGAACTGGGGGAAACAGGCTTGAAGTAAAAGAAACTGGGGTTGCGGTTCCAGCCGGAACAGTATCCTTGCCGTCTATTTCTACATTCGGTGACACCAACACAGGCATCTTCTTCCCTGCCGCCGACACCATTGCTTGGTCTACAGGTGGCGTTGAGCGGATGCGCATCAGTGCCGCTGGCAATGTCGGTATTGGAACAAGCTCACCGGGTCATCTGCTCCAAGTGAACTCTACAGGTTCAACCATATCTGCAACTACGTCGTCCACGACGACACAATTTACTGGTCCCGGCTTAAGGCTGTACAACACGAATGCGTCAATGGGTACGCAGGCGGGACTTGGCATCGCAAGCTTAATCTTGGACGCTTCTGCCACGCAAGGTTATATGTCTTTTTTCCAGACAAACAACTCAGGCGGGTTTGTTCAAGACATCCTTCGCTACAATTATAACGCAAGTCTTTGGCAGTTCTATACAAATGCAACCGAAAAGCTTCGCGTTGACACCAATGGGAACCTCGGTCTTGGGGCGACAGCGTTTGGGACCTCTGCCGCAGTAACCCTTGCAATCGCAACAGGAACTGCGCCAACCACGGGTCCCGCCGACACCATCCAGATTTATTCCACAGACCTCACGGCGGGCAACACGATGCTTTCCCTCTACACGGAAGGCACTATAGTTAACGCCAACACGACTGCCGCAGCTACGCACCGCATTGCAATCCGCGTTAACGGCACTGTATACTATCTTCTCGCTAATACATCAGCAGCATAGGGAGAACCATGAAAATTGAACTGACGAACGAAGAGGCAAACGCTCTTGCCAACCTTCTTGACATCGCCGTCAAGGCTGGTGGTCTCCGTAGCGCCAACGCCGCGCTGGTCATCTTCCAGAAGCTGGAAGCTGCCGCCAAGGTAGAGAACGCTGAAATCAAAGAGGTTCAGTAATGGCCGTTTCGTATGAGTGGTCATTTCCTTCTCTGGACGTGATCCATAACCAGATCGATGAGCAGACAGGTCTTGCGGTCCAGAACGTCGTGACCACGGTTCATTGGGTCTACACGGCACGGGACGGGGACTACACCGCGACGATGTACAGCACAGTCGGACTTCCCGGCCCCGGCCAGCCGTTTACGGCTTTCGAGGACCTGACCCCGGCAATCGTGCAGGGGTGGGTAGAAACCGCGCTCGGCGCTGATCAGGTGGCGGAAATGCAGTCGTCACTTGCGAATAGCATCGAGCATCAGAAGCAGCCGAAAGGCGGCACCGTGGCTCCCCCTTGGTAATAAGGTAAACCTATGCTCGGCTTTAGCGCATTAGCAAAACTACCATTAGCAGTAGCAAGCCCAATTGCTGCTAATGCGCTTAATATTGCACAGGACGGTAACACTGTATCCGCTACGGGTACAGTGTTGGTGGTAGGATCGTTAAGTGTAACACAGGACGATAACACTGTATCCGCTACAGGTGCGGTGCAGGTAACAGGGTCGCTAAGTGTAACGCAGGACGATCAGACGCTGGCGGCGGACGCCATTACGACTGGTCTTTCGGTAACCCAAGACGACCAGACACTTTCTGCAACCGCCGTACTTACATTTTCTGAAGCTCCTTGCGTCCTCCGTGCGGCTGTCGAAGTACACGCTATAGTTGCGGCAGTAGAAGTTTCTCAGGTTCCAGTTACGATACGTGCAGTTGCGTCGTATGCTAGACTATCAGCATCCGCGTCCTACCCGAGGATCAAGTACAGGACCTGCTGGAACGTGGTTGCCGACAGGGAAGCGGCTTGATTTCCCTGACTATCTTGTGTACCAATAACGTATTAGTCGGAGTACGACATGGCCGTCCTCGTTAAAAACAACGCCTTCAGCACCCTTGCTTCCGGCATACTGGCCGGTGCCACAACGATTACTGTGGCGGCAGGCACGGGGTCCCGGTTCCCAGCCGCAGGCGGCGCGGACTACTTCTACGCGACGCTCATCAACACATCGAACGTCCTTGAAGTTGTCAAGGTCACCTCGCGCTCGACCGATACGCTGACCGTGGTTCGTGGGCAGGACGGAACGACAGGCACCGCCTACTCCGCTGGTGCTCGCATCGAGCTTCGTGTTACCGCAGCCCTCCTCGCAGATATCCGCGACTCGATCACCCCCGCTGACGGCACGGTCACGACAGCCAAGATCGTGGATGCCAACGTCACACTGGCAAAACTGGCGGCTGCGGTGCAGGCGCTCCTTGTGCCCACGGGCACCGTGGCACCCTATGCTGGCACAGCCGAACCTACAGGTTGGTTATTCTGCCGTGGGCAAGAGGTACTCCGGTCCTCCTATACCACCCTTAGCGATCTAATAACCACTACGTACGGCGCATATACGAATGGTTCTGGCGGCGTTGGCACGTCCCACTTCCGTCTTCCCGACCTCCGTGGTCGTGTCGTTGCCGGTCAGGACGACATGGGCGGCACATCTGCCAACCGCCTGACGGGCCTTAGCGGCGGTGTTGACGGGGATGTCCTCGGCGCAGCCGGTGGTGCAGAGACGCACGCGCTAACTGAAGCCCAACTTGCTGCACACCGGCATTTTGTGGCCGCTGCTGTTTCAACCAGCGTGGGTTCGCCGACGCTGTCTAATACGCAGCAAGTGGCTCAAACAAACAACACCGGTGGTAACGGAACGTATAACCTACATGGTACGTCCACTGATGCGACCGTTGGTAGGTCGTCTTCAACCGGTAACGGGGACGCGCACAACAACGTGCAGCCGACGATCATCCTGAACTACATCATCAAGACATAGGAAGTGCCCATGCTGGATGACCAAACGCTTAAGGTTCTGAACGCAGTCATGCAGTGGATCGTAATGCCTGTTGCTGCATTTGTCTGGGTGATCTACAGGCAGCAACAGAAACACGAGACTGCAATCGCAGTTCTTCAAACGGCGACTGATACATCACGCCAAGCCCACGACCGAGAGATCAAGGAAATCCGCGAGACATCTCGCGCGATCATGGCAAAACTGGACTCGATTGAGGAGGCACTGCGCAAATGAAGAAGATGATGTCCGAGTACGGCGGCAAGGAAAAGTACAAGTCCAAGGGTGCCATGAAGCGCCACGAGGGCATGGAAAAGCCCAAGATTGAGCGCATGGAACGGATGCGCGGATACAAGGACGGCGGCATGGTTGTGAAGGTCAAGGGTAAGAACTGCTAATGCAGCTAACATCCAAGGACGAAGCACATCTCAAGAAGGTCCACCCGGACCTTGCCCGTGTCATTCGCCGCGCTGCGACCATGTGGCCGCACAAGGATCAGGTGTTCTTCATCACCTGCTCCACTCGCACTTTGGAAGAACAGAAGAAGCTTATCGCCGCTGGCGCTTCGAGGACCCTGCGTTCTAGGCACCTCCCCGGTAAGACCAACAAGCTCTCTCATGCTGTTGATCTGGCAGTGCGGATGGGTAAGACCGTTAGATGGGATGAACCGCTTTTCGTTCAGATGTCGAAGACGATTAAGGCAGCAGCGAAAGCTGAGAAGGTCACCCTTGAGTGGGGCGGTGACTGGAAGACGTTTTCGGATAAGCCCCATTACCAACTGCCGTGGAAGCAATATCCCGGCTAACAGGAGATAAGTTATGTTCACCTCTATCGATAAGGCGCTGGTCGCGCTCGTCATGGGCCTGCTGTTCATCGTCCAGACCTACACCGGTTTCAGTACGTCGTGGATCACCGCTGACACGGTTTCAACCATCGTCGGCCTGATCACGCCGGTCCTTGTCTGGGCGATCCCCAACAAGAAGTGACTTGGCAAGAGGCCATAGCGACAATCGTCGTTCTGTTAGGGCTGGGCGCAGGAGTAGTCTTGTTTGCCCAGCGTCCGTCGTTCTGGATCGAGTTTGGCGTTCGGCTGGGTCAGCGGTTGTGGCCGCTGCTTATTAAGCGTATGTCTCCTGAGAAAGAAAAAGAGTGGCGCGACTGCATTCGTCGTGGTGGTGAATGGGATCACCGCCGCAAGAAGTGTAAGGACTGAGGGCGATGGCCGGTATCAAGATCACGAACTTCCTCGGCATTGCACCGAAGCTGTCGCCTGAACTCATCGGTGCGCAGTTCGCTCAGACGGCTGTGAACCTGAACCCGTACTCTGGCGATTTAATCCCGTATCGCACCTCGAAGGAAGCCGGTAATACCAACCGTGGCGCTGGCGTGCAGACGATCTACCCGATGCGCGACCCCAACGATGCTACGGTTAACAAGTGGCTGTCGTGGACTTCTGACGTGGATATCGCTGTTCCAACGACGTTGGACGAAGAAGAGCAGCGCATCTACTACACTGGAGATGGCGTACCGAAGGTAACGGACTACAGCCTAGCTGTGTCCGGCGCTGGCCCTTACCCCGTTTCGGCTGGTAACTACGATCTCGGCCTCCCGCTCCCAACGACCAAACCATCTGCGTCCGCAACAGCATTTACCGAGAAGACCACCAGCACCATTGCTCGTGACGGCAACGGCGTTGCCACGATTGTAACTTCTGTTGCACACGGACTGGAAGTAGGGTCTCGTGTTAATATCTCACAGCTTACATATCGCACTGGTACGTACGCTCGTACTGCAAGCACTGTAACTGTAACTCTTAACAGCCACGGTTATGAGACCGGTGCGCAGCTTTTCATGTCGTTCGAGCCGTGGCGTCCTGCGGGTGACTCACCGGGGGCAAACTTTAATGGCCTCGTTCAGTCCAATACGTATTCGATCACGAACACCGGAACCAACACGTTTACTTTCGAGGACCCAAATAACAACGGCGCTACAACCGCAGGCACGTACGATGTCTACGTCGGTCTCTATGACTTCAACGTAGTCAATGCCGAAATCGTTACTGTCCCTGACAGCACAACGTTCACAGTTGCTTCCGCTGGCCCCAAGACTTCCACGATTACGGCGACGACCGGCAAGGTGAACCTCGCTGGCACTGTGCAGAGCCGCAAGTACGTCTACACATGGATCACCCCGTGGGGCGAAGAGTCGATCCCCAGTGAACCGTCCGATGCCGTTTACGTACGCGAAGGCCAGACTGTTACGGTTAGCGGATTGCCGACAGCCAAGCCCAGCGGTAACAACTTCATTCGCGGGTTCCGGCTTTATCGCACTGTGGTCAGTGCATCTCAGGGTACGCAGTACTTCCTGCTGAAGACGGTATATTTCACGAATGCAATGACGTTTGCTGCCCGTACGTCCAACGTGGTCACGGCGAAATTCCAGCACCCGCATAACCTCGTAGTGGGCAGCAAGATCAAGATTACTGGCACGGCCTTCGGCGGCACACCCGACACGAGTTTCAACGTGACGGACGGTACGGTTGTTTCCGCGCCGGATAAGTACACGATTACGTACACAAGCGCCGGTTCGGACAAGGCGAATACTGCAACCTCCGCAGGTACGCTATTCTGGGATGTGACTGAACCCGGCAAGACAACCTACAGGTACTACGAGTCCAGCACCTTTACGGACGACTTCAAGGTCGGTGGTCTGGTCTTCATTCTCGACTCACTCTATGCCGATGCGCCAGACGGAAACATGCAGGGCCTCACGATGGCCCACAACAATATCTTGGTCGGTTTTGTGCAGAACGAAGTTTGCTTCTCAGACCCCGGTCGCCCGTGGTCGTGGCCGCTGCGCTACCGCATTGTGCTGGAGCATAAGATCGTGGCTGTTGCCGCAGTCGGCGGTGCCATCTTTGTCCTGACGACCGAGTATCCCTACCGCATTTACGGCGATAACCCCGCCCAGATGGCCGCTACCCGGTTTGACGTTCCGATGCCATGCACCTCGAAGCGAGGCGTGGTCAACATGGGCTACGGTGTTCTTTATCCAAGCTATGGTGGCATCGCGCTAATTGGGTCCGACACAGGTGCCGTCCTTGCTACGAAGTCGATCCACGACCGGGACACATGGACTGAAGCCTGTGATCCATCGACTATCGTTGCCGAGTTCTATAACAACAAGTACTTCATGTCCCACTCTACGGGGTCGATGTTGTTCGAGCGCGACGATCAGATCGGTGGCGTCATGGTGACAACGCCAATCAAGTTCAACGCTGCATACTACGACGCGCGTTACGACAAGTTCTACTATGTCACTGCTGACAGTGGTGAGCTTTATGAATGGGATGCTGTAGGCCAGCCCTTGCTTGCTACCGAGTGGAAGTCCAAGGTGTTCATCAACAAGGAGTACACCAACATCGGTGCCGCGCGTGTCGTGGCTGACTTCAGTACGGATCAGGACGCGCTCGATGCTATCGTGGCGTTCAACGCCGCTGTCGTCGTTCACAACACCGAAATGTGGAGCCTGTCGGCTGACCTTGGTACACTCAACGGGCAGGTTAGCTACACCGACCCGGTGACTACAGCTTACACGATTGTCGATAACTCCATCGGTCTATCGCTGGTCAACGGGGATGTACGTACGCAGTATTCGCTTGAAGCAATAGGCGCATACTTTGTAAACTTCCGCCTGTGGGCCAACAAGGTTCTCATCGCTGACGTGGTGATCTCGGACTCGGAAGTCTTCCGGCTTCCCACGGGATACAAGTCGGATACCTTCGAGGTCGCGGTCAGCGGTTCCGCCCGCATCCGGGCCATTCATCTTGCAGATACACCCCAAGGTTTGGTGAACGTATGAGTTTTGTTGCTCTACCTCCGGTCCCGACCTCCGGTCTTAGTGAAGCCGAGTTCCAGCTTCTGGCCGCGCTTACGCAGAATATCTCTGTACTTACGGGTCAGGTTTCTTCTTCGAGTAAGGCCATTATCCCCGGACAGTTGACCCTTGGATTTGCTCCTGATGGACAGGCAAGTGGGGCGGCTAGTGACGTGGCGACCCTTACGACGGAATTACAAATCCTAATAAACGATGTACAAGCATTGCGCGATACGTTAAACATTCTGATTGCGCAGCTTCGGGCTTGAGGAGAGATGTTATGGCTGGCACTATGAACGGACGCGGCGGTCTTAATCCGTCCGGCGTTTTTGACATCCGCAGGTTGATGCCTCAGAACCCGTTCAATAACGTGAACCCGCAGGCAGCGGCTATGCCGCTCGGTAGTGCGCCACCGATGGCTGGTTCGACCCTCAACATCCGCGCTCCGCAATTGCCGCCTGCCTACGCAGACGGAGGAATGGTGCCCCCTGCACCGCCAGCAGCCCCACCGATGACCCAGCCCGGTATGTCGCCCCAACAGCCCGGTCTGGCCGCACCCGGTGGGGCTGCGCCCACTCAACGCATGTCGCTCCAGCAGCTTCAGCAGGAAGCCCAGAAGTTCGCACAGGCCAATCCGCAGGCAGTCCAAGCGATCCGCGAAGCCCTCATGGAGGGTGTGCAGGACGGCGACATCACGCCGCAGCAGATCACGATGCTGGTTCAGATGGCGGTCGCCGCAGCACAGAACCCGGAACTCTACCCCCGTCTGCGACAGATGGCGATCCAGCAGGGTATGGCCGATGAAGAAGACCTCCCCATGCAGTACGATCAGGGGATCATCTTCTCGCTTATCGTGGCCGGTGCTGCTATGCAGGGCGGCGGTGGTCAGGGTATGGCTGCGCCGCAGGTTCCCGGCGCTCAAGCGCCAGCGGCCATGATGAAGGATGGTGGTCATATCGCCATGACCCGCAGCCCCACGGGTGACAACACAGGCCGCGCCGACGACATCCCCATTCGCGTATCTGGCGGTGAGTATGTCATCCCCAAGCATGTCGTGGAGCGCAAGGGCACGGACTTCTTCGACAAACTCATCGGTAAGGACACGGGTGTAGCATGACCCAGATCACTTATATCAAGTCGTCGCTGCGGCACTCCTCCGCGCTTACGACCCCAGAGGTCGCCCTCACGCAGTTTGGCTTGTGGAAGAGCATCAAGCGGGCGTTCAAGAAATACGCCAAGCCGCTTGCCGCCATCGTCGGCATCGCAGCATCCATCGCCGTTCCGTTCATCGCCCCAGCGGTTGCTGGAGTTATCTTTGGTAGTACAGCCCTCGCCTCGGGCGTTATTGGTTCGGCTATCGCAGGCGCTGGTCTGGGTGCTGCCGCAGGCGCACTGACTGCTTATGGTACGGGTCAGAATATCCTCACGGGTGCTGGCCTTGGTCTTCTGGGTGGCGCACTTGGCGGCGGCTTTGCCGGATATGGACAGACAGGTAGTATGTTTGGAGCCTTGTCTCCATCGCAGGCTCCTGCTACTGGCATCGGTGCTCTTCCCTCCGTTGGCGGTACTGCCGCTGCCCCCGGAACTGCTGCCGCAGGTGCTGCCGGTACGGCGTCTGCTCCCGGTGCCGGTCTTTCCTCTCCCAACGTAGCTGCCGCAGGTACAACTGCTTCAACCGGTATCGGCTCTCGCCTTCTTGAAGCTACGCTCAAGGCGGCTCCCGGCGCTGTTGGTACGCTTGTCTCCAGCCTTGCTCCCTCTGATGTGGGCGCTGCGACGGCGGAACTTCAGGCTGAGATGCAGCGTCTCCAGAACTCCGACATCGACGCCTATAACAAGGCGAAGATGCTCTACGACCAGCTTTATGCACGCTACCAGCAGATCGATCCTGTCGCCGCTGCGCAGCTTTCTGAAGCCAACGTCCAGATGAAGACTGCCGGTCTTATCTCCGGGGTAAACGTCGCTCGTGGCGCTGCGTCTGCTGGGTATGCCGGTGAAGCTGAGAAGCGCCGCCTTGGAGTACAGGGTTCACAGGAAGCTTCCGGTGCATATACTGGTACCTACTATCAGGGCGAAGGTGAAAAGACACGGGCACTCGCTGGTCTGTCCGGGGTTAATCCCCAGTATTCTTCACGTAGCGGTGAATATCTCGCCAACCGTGTAAATCGTGCTGAAGCGCAGCAGGCTGGTCTTGGGGCAGATGTCGCTGCCGCTTTGACACCATACACCTTGGCACTGGCTCCGAGAGACACAACGCTGACGAGCGCCGAGGCTGATGCCTTACGCGATGAAAATGACAGGCTACGCCGCCGTGGTTTGCAAGATCAGAATTTTGTTACCCCCTAGTAGAGGCTGAGAATGGCATACGTAGCAGGGCTTTACACCAAGGCCAGTCAGGCTTCCGCCGACGAGGCAAAGCGGTTCCGCGACTTCCAGACCCAGATCGATGAGATGGGTGCGCGTGAACGCGCAGGTCTGATGCGTCAGCAGCAGGCCGCTATGGATCGCCAGATGGCTGGTCTTGTTCAGCCGGGTCAGCTTTATACGCCCGAAACGCTGCCGCGTGTTTCTCCCGCCGGGACTTCAGTTGCGACCTCGCCGCTTCCGGCGATGATGCCAGAGCAGCAAATCCAGCCTGAACTCACCGCACCTGCCGGTGCTGCTCCCGCACCTGCTGCCGGACTTACACCATTCCGCATGTCTCCGGGTCCGATTGAGGCTGGCGGTACGCAGCCGCCCAGTGTCGCCCCTACTGGAGATCAGACAAAGACCGGTTTCGAGCAGGTTTTGCAGGGTGCAAAGCCAGTACTTCAGCGCAGGTACAATACGGATATACTTGAGAAGCTGCGCGTCTCTCCGCTACAGGGTGCGTATGACTTCTTCTTTACGCCTACCGGAGAAGTCGCGTCTAAAGAGCAGACTGCAAAGCTAAATACTGAGGCAAGCACTTGGTATGCAAGCGAAGCTGTGCGCAATTTTATTACTTCGGACCAGACTGCATACGCAGAAGCAGCACGCGATCCAGTTGGGTATTACCAGAAGAACAAGGACAAGATCGGCAAGAAAGCCGCCGCACCCGCAGCGGCTGCACCTGCTGAACAGCCCGCACCCGGTGGTGCGCAGCCTGTCCCTGCTCCGACCTCTGTCGGCATCGACACGACCGGGGCCACACCTGCTCCGCTTGCCTCGGCTAAGGAAGTTCCGCTCAGCGACCCTGCAAAGCAGGCCGCTTCGACGCAGATGTTCGAGTCTCTCGCCGCCCGCACTTCGCAGGTTCCGACTGTTGTAGCTTCGGCGCGTGGCCAGCGTACCATCCGCAGGGCGCTTGAGCTTGGTGCTGACCCGGCAGCAGTGCTGGCTCTCTCTGGTATCGAGACGGAGTTCGGGGCCAACATCGCTACTGATCCGGTTACCGGCGCGGGCGGCTTGCTTCAGGTTACTCCCGATACGTATGCCGAGATGAAGGCGTTCTTTACGAACCCTGCCGAAATCAAGCGACGCAAAATCCCTTCGCAGGTTGTTGAAGCTGCGCAGAACATGACACCGGGTAGCGAGGATGCTGGTATCCTTCGTGTACTCTACAACGACATCATTGGGGTTCCGAAGAACCTTTGGGGTGCCGCGTACTTTGGTAACGCAGAGGCCGTGAAGAAGGCTGGCGCACCGCTGGCAATCCCTGACCGGAACGGGCTGTCGCAGTCCGACTACAACAAGGCGTACATCGCACTCTACAACGAGGCGCGTAACTACGTTGGTCTTGAGCCGAACGCCCAGATGGCAGACTACGAAGCCACGGCACCACTCAGGCTTCAGGAGATCGACACCAACGAGCAGCTTGAGCTTACGAACTACAACAACGAGATCGGTCTGCTCCAGACGCAGAACGAGCGTATCCTTGCCCAGCGCAATATCATCGCGCAGCAGATCGCGTTCGCTCAGCAGAGTGGTTTTGCCAACCGTATTCCGGCATTGCAGCAGCAGCTTCTCCAAATCGATGACCTCCTTATGCAGGTGACGCAGCAGGCCAACCAGTTGAATGCCGGGTATCAGACCAAGTTCAACGAGTTCAACATGCAGCGCACGACGGAGTTCAGTAACGTTGCTATCGGCAGGATGCTCCGTGGTGATCCACGGTCGCTGTCGGAGCAGTGGTCCCGTGCCTATGGAGAACCTGTTACCATTCAGCGCCGGTCTGACGGCAAGTACAATATCTTCATGGGCGCGGACGGTCGCCGCATGAGTCCCGCAGCGGGCATGACCCCGGAAGAGGTCGCGTATATGTTTAAGATGGAATTCGACTCTGCCTTCAGTGCGCAGGAAGCTGAGCAACGGCAGAAAGCCCGTGATGCCGCAGTGCAGCATGACCGGAAGTTGCAGGAGCTTATGATCCAGCAGGTTGGTGACATTGAGGTTGCCAAGATCAACAAGGCACCTGTGCCCGGTTTCAGCAAGCCGGAACCCGTAAGGTATGATCCAGAGACCGGGGTTGCCATCGAGTTCATATCTCAGGGTGAGGGTGCCTACGCTGGAGAAATCATGCGTATCAAATCCCCGCCGCAGCAGGAACTTAAGGATGGTATTCTCACCATCGATCAGGCTATAATCACCCGCGAACGCAGACCGGGACCTCAGTAATGGCTAATCCGCTCGATCCGACCTTCTCCCCGCTCACCTCTGGTCTTGCAGCCCCGCCGCTTCCAACGGCGGAAGATTACGCTACCCAGATCAGGCAGGCGGGTCTGACACAGCGGCAGGGATTTGTTCAGGAACCGGAGCTTCCTACCGGCAGGACGGCACGCCTCGCTTACAGCCCTTCGGCCAAGCAGTTCTTCGTTGGCGGTTACACCTTTGACGATGACAACGATACTGCTGCCGTGGCGCTGTCGAAGTATGCCAACCAAGAAGCTCCGCTCCCTGAAGGTGACTGGCAGGAGATCGATCCGGCCAGCTACGCACAATATGTTGAGGGTATCCGCAGCCCCGGCTTCTTCCAGCAGATTGCCAACAACTTCGACATCGGTCTTGATGAGGCCCAGCAGACGCTGGGTTACGGTCTTATGTTTGCTGGTGCGACCGAAACGGGCGCACGCTTGGCAGATCAGAGTGCCGACCTCGCCAAGACCCAGATTTACCAACGCAACATTGAGAACATCGGTGAGAACGGCGTCCTTGACTGGGTTGCTGCAACCATTGGTCGTCTCGGCCCCAACATTATTGAGTCGGTTATCACTGCCGGTATCGGTGCCGGTATCGGCTCTGCGGCCACTCCCGCTGGTACAGCGGGCGGTGCGGTTCTGGGCTTCTTCGGCAAGTCTGCCGTCAAGAAGGCGCTCTACGAAGCTGCCAAGAAGCACTACACTGGACAGGCATTGGATGCCGCAGAGAAGAAGCTTCTTCTGTCCAGCGCGGGTATGCTGAACGCTGCGTCCAACGCAGCCAAGACCAAGCTGGCTCCCGGTGCCTTCAACCAGTTCATGGAGGAAGGTCTTCAGGCTGGTGCCGAAAACGTAGCCCGTAGGGTTGCCGCCCGTGCTCCCACGGAGATCGGCGCTGTCGGTCTCTCGACTGCATCTAACATCTTCCAGCAGACCGGACAGGCTTATGGCGAAACCATGGCTGACGGTGGAGAAGGTAATCGCGCTGTCGCTCTCGGTGTTGGTGCAATTGGCGGTATCGCGGATACGGCTGGTGAGTTCCTGCTGGCTGGCCGTGTGTTCAGCGAAGCGATGGGTGACGTTGCCGGGTCCATTACCAAGCGCAAGAAGGCCCTCAACATCCTCAAGAGTGTAGGTGCTGGCGCTGGCGTAGGTGCGGGTATGGAAGGCGGAACGGAAGCGTTCCAAGAAGTCCTCCAGCTTGCTGCTAACCCGGTGGTCGATGTCAATACGGCAGAGGGCCAGAGCCGTCTGCTCAACGCCTTTGCTGGCGGTGCGCTCCTTGGCGGTGGCTTCGGTGGTGCCGGTGGTATCTTTGCTGGTAGCCTCACTGACAATAAGCAGGAAGCCAACCTTCTGCTCCCGGTGGCGAAGACCGACCCCGGCTACGCCCAGTACCTCCTCGATGTGAAGAAGCAGCTTGGCGAGGCTGAGTACAACAAGGTCTTCGGCCCGCCGCAGCCTTACACGAACATCATGGCGCAACAGGGAGCGCAGGAGGGAGTAACTGCACAGCAGACTTCCGCAGACGCAGAGTGGCAGCGCCTGTTTGGCTACGTACCAGCTACGCAGATGCAGTCGTTCCCGCCGCCTGCGCCGCCTTTTGCTGTTCCGACCGAAGCCCAGCCGCAGGGTGAGATGTTCCCCGGTGCCGCCATGGGTGCGGCCCCGGCAGCGCCTCCTGTTGCAGCACCACCCGCTGGTACTCCTGATATGCTTGCGCAAGGCGATCTCTTCGCGCCTCCGCGCCCGCCCGCCACACTGGCTCTTCCGCCAGCCTCGACGGTTTATGTTCCCCCCACTGGGCCGGAACAGATTTATACGCGCCCGGACTACGTCCCGCCTTCGCCTACTAGGTCACAGGGTGCGCTGCTGCTCCGTGGTGGTAAGGGACAGGCCCCTGCGCGTGTTCCTACTGGCCCGATGCCCCAGCCGAGTACCGATATGGGCGGCGTGCAGGGCGCACTCCAGCCGCAGAAAGAACCGCCTGCACCTCCTCCCCCGACCAATGCGATGCAACCGCAGCTAGAGCGCCTTAAGCGTGGCATGGAGTTCGAGCAGGCCCGCAGGCAGGCTGCGGCCACTCGCGTTACGCCCGCCGAAAGGGTTTACACTGAGGCCACCATCGACCAGCCGATCACGCTGGATGTTGAAGGTGCATCTACTGGTAAGAATAAACTTCAGGATGATGGTCGCCGCCGCATCATCGCCGGGTTCAACGCACTCACCAAAGAACAGCAAGACCGCATCCTCGTCACGTTCGACAACAACGAGCAGACGATGTTTGACTATGTGCGCCGCGAAAAGCCTCCGGTGGTACGTAAGCAGTTCGCCACGCTGGCGCGGGTGGATGAGGACGCCTTCAAGGTAAAGACCCCGAAGCCTGCGGAGCCGCAGCCCGCTGCCGAACCACTCGAGCGTGGAGAGAAGAATGCCACTCAGCCCGGAGCAGGAGCAGAAGGTGCAAAGCCTGCTGGAGAAGGGACAGGCAAAAACAGAGGCGCAGGCAAGGGCAATCGTCTACGCGCAAAGCAACCGCCCGCCGCCAAAGAACCCGCACCCGAAGCACAAGGGCCTGCCGCCGGGGGTAAAGAAGTACGGGAAGAAGCTGGTGGGGCCGCTGTAGTAACCCCGCCTGCGCCGAAGCGCAAAACGCTGACGGTCAAGCCCAAGGAAACTACCGCCAAGGCCGAAACGTTGAAGCGTGGCGAAGCCGAAACGCCTGCTCGTAAGTCGAACCTTCAGATGTTCCTTGATGCGTACAAGGAACCTAAATCGATGGCTGGTATGCGGGGGAACCCGGACCTCAAGGACGTTGTGGAGTACGCCGATTGGCTTGGGTCCCTTTCCAAGAAGGACCTTGCCGAGATCGAACGTGTGTTTGTCAAGAGCGACAACCCGTTCCTTGCTGCTGGTAGTATGGACCCAGTCAGGGTACGGGCAAAACTGGAAGAACAGCTAAGCCCAAAAGCGGAAGGGGCAGCGGTCGCCCCCTCGCAAAAGACCGCAAGTGAAGTAGCCGTCGAAACCGACCGCGAGATGTGGGACACCTTCTTTGATGACAAGGGGGTTGGTTATGATGCTTTGCCTGATGCTGGCAAGGCCGAGTGGCGCACACTTGTTGTTCGTGGTGACATAGTTCAGTCGGAAGCTGACGCTCTTCAGGCGGAGTACGCGAAGAAAGAAGAAAAACCCACCAAGAACCTTGCCGCTACGGTGCGTGATGCGGCTGTTAAGGTGCGTACAGCATTGCGCGAAGGTAGGGATGTCCCAGTCAAAAGCGATATGGATGACGTTCATTTCGCCATCGTACAGCTTATGGATGCTGACGACATCAACTTCCCTCCAGCACTGGCAAACGTAATCAGGTGGCTTAGCCCCGGAAATGATATCGATGCGCGGCGGGCCGTGCGGGCCTACCTTGACGAATATGTTGAGAAGGAAGAGATCACAGCAGTTAAGAAAGCCTTGGCTGACAAGGCAAAAGCTGAGAGGAAAGAAGCCAAGGCTAAGGCCAAGGCAATGGCCGAAGCAGCTAAAGCTATGGAAGAGTCAAGCAAGCAGGGCCGCAACATGCTGTCCAGCTTTGACGCTGTGACTAATCCAGTGGATGAGAACGGTCGCCCTGCCAAGGGTGTCAACCCGATCCGGGCCAAAGCTATCGTGGACAGGTTCCGCAGTGGTCTTGCCAAGGCTCCGAAGTTCTTCGTCTACAAGAACCAAGCTGATCTCCAGAGCCGTAACCCTGACCTCTACCAACGCGCAGTGGCAGCGCGTCCGCAGGGAGATTTCGATACTGCCATGGCTTCCGGCTACGCCTTCGATGGCACGGTGCTGGTCTTCACCGACCGCATCCCGACCGAGAAGTACATGCGGTTCCTGCTGGCTCACGAGGCCATCGGTCACTTTGGTATGCGCTCCCTGCTGCCCGCGAAGCAGTTCGATGCGCTCATGGACTACGTCTATGATAATAACCCCAGTGTGCGTCAGTCGGTCGATGGTGCCCTGAAGGGTAGCAAGGACCTCGGTGCCCGCCGCGAGGCGGTCGAAGAACACATGGCGAAGTTCGCTGAGACGCTGGACAGCAGCATTCTCAGGCGCGTGTGGTCTGCCATCAAGGACGTGCTGAACAAGCTCGGCGTTAAGTTCGAGGACGACATCGTCCGCTATCTCGTGTCTCAGGCCCGCAGCACCGTGCGCAATGGTTCGTCCATGTTCACGCCCAGCACCTTCGCGCTCAACCTCCAGACCGTGATGACCAACAACGGCACTGGTCGCTTCAGCATCGACCCGGTCTACTCTGCACAACATACGTTGCGCAATCAACTGGACCTCATGGCTACGCCGCCCGCCAGCATCGAGGAGACGGGTAATACTCTCAGGGACCTCAAGATCGATGGTCTCGATATGTTCGAGAACTTCATGCGCAACGTCTTCCGTCTGCGCAACTTCAATGCTTTGCGTAACCATGGGGCACAGATCGCTGAACGCCTCAAGGACGCCATGCGCACGAATGCGCAGTCCCTGTACAACACCTACAACGAGCGTCTTGCGAAGCTGCTGGCACTGACGGGCGACTCTCGTCGCGTGGTATCCTATGCCTTGGTGATCAGCCGCCGTATTGCCAGCCCCCGGTTCAAGCTTGATGAGAACCTGCGCAACAAAGCGCTGCTAGTTCTTGGTGACGAACGTCTGGATGGTTCCGGGCGTGATACGAAGGTTGATGAGGATGTACTCAAGAAGCTCCTCGACCTCGGTACGCTGTCCAAGAAGGAACTCGAAGACGGCGCGGAAATAACCTACGAGGAAGCCATCGAAGGCGGAAAGACCAAGAAGGTCACCGTCAAGGTCAAGGGTCTACAGGAAGAACTCGGTCGCGGTCTGACGGACGAAGAGTACGACATCTATGTTCAGACCCGCAAAGACCTTGCTGACCTCGACATCGAACGTCTGAAGGCGCAGTTCGACAACTTCTTCCTTGCCGAGAAGGTATCCACCAAGGGTATCAACAAGGTCCTTGCCGACAAGGAGATGACAGCCGACGACGGCAAGTTCGTCAGGGACATCGTGAACCACGCCAAGAAGCTCTTCGTGGATGACATGGAGTACGACGAGCGCGGTATGCCGGATGTCACGACCAAGACGGCTATGCGCATGGAGCAGTTCTTCAAGGCGGTCAACACAGCCATCGTGAAGAAGGAGTTCACCGACGATCTCAAGAAGGGCGTGCGGGAGTTCTACGCCAACGAGAAGCAGGCCGAAGCCGCCATCAAAAAGATCGAGGACTTCCGCAGCCGCCGCACAGAGTTCAGCGGCCTCGAAGAGCAGAGTGTAATTTATACTGTGCAAGACAGGGTCAAGGAGATCGTCCTTGCCGACGCCGCTTTCGAGCGGGCGCAGATGTTTGTGCGCAGGTCCATCGCTTCGTCGCACGTCCCACTGTGGCGCGAGGGTAAGTTCCAAGTCCGTGTCGAGGCGCAGATCAACGGTAGGACGGTCCAGCTTCACCCCGACGTGCAGAACAAGATGATCTACAGCTTGGCTCCGAATTTGTCGGATGCTGAAGGTGCAGCGGCGTTCTACAACGACAAGATGAAAGATATTGAGTACAGCGGTCTCGTCAGGGACGATGCGACCGGCGAGTACAAGACGCAGACTTTCAAGGTGTTTGCCCGCGCATCCAAGACCGTGGATACCGTGTCGTCCGATCCGTCCATCGACATCGACAACTTCCTCTACACGATGCGTGTTCTTGGTATTCCTCTGGCCCCGGACAAGCACGCCAAGGCAATCACCATGCTGACGGCTCCGGGCAGTGCGCTTCGTAAGTCGTTGAAGTTTGACGATACCCCCGGCTACGATGCCAGCAGGACGGTCGAGGCTGTTGCACGCCACGTCACCACACGCTCTTCGCTCATCGTGAAGACGCGCTTCCAGCCACTGCTCCGTGATCTCATGGATCAGTCCTCCGAGACGGGCCAGAAGTGGTTCGGTGACAAGGAAGCTGTCATCACCGCCAAGGAGCGCCTCGACGCCGCGACTGACCAGAAGCAGAAGGACTACTGGCAGGACAGGCTCAACAAAGAACTCTATATGTACGTCACCACTAACCCCGGAGCCAAGGGGTGGGACGGTAGCCGCTCGACGTTCAACAACCAGCCGACCAAGGCCAGCCTTGGTATGCGCTACTACAGCGACACCAGCGCAGAGTTCGACGCCGTCAACGACGCGCCCAATATCAACGAGTCCACGTTCGAGGGTAAGCGGTACGCTGCGCTGGCAAAGATGGTCACCAGCATCGGCTTCCTCGGCGGTATGATGACACAGTTCGCGCAGAACCTGATGTCGCCCGCTACGAACGTGCTGCCGTATCTCGCATCCAAGGACAGCCAGACTGGCTTCGGTGGCGGTTTCGGCATGGCGGTCATGCCCACCTACCTCAAGGCGTTCAAGGACGTTGTCGGGGTGCGCGGGATGAACCCGTTCACTGACCCCATCGAAGATGCCAAGGCGTTCGAGAAAGCCGCTGCCGAGATCAAGGCCGCGCGTGATGCTGGTGACACTGCCAAGGAAGCTCAGCTTGTCCAGCAGTATAACCTTAGCTACTACGAAGCTCTGAACATCGCCCGCGAAATCCGCGAAGGCAAACTCATCCCGGCACAGGCAAACGCCCTGCTGGAGACTGC